CGCACGTTGCGGACGAGGTCCTTCGCCATGTTGACCATCGCGCGCTCTGCCGCGCTCGCGCTCGGAGAGAGCGCGTCGGGCGGGACGAGCGCCACGGGCAGGCCCGCCGCGTTGCGCTCGTGACCGATCGCCTCGACCTCCTCGAGACGCGAGAGCATATAGTAGGGCCGATAAGCAGCGCGGAGCACCGAGCGTCCCTCGGGACTCGCCTTGCGCTGGCGCACGCGGAAGAGGAGGCACTTGTCCATCGGGAGGACGCGGGTCTTGCCCTCGGTCTCGACGCGCTGGACCATGTGCGTCGGGCGCCCCGTCGAGTCGAAGATCCACTTCTCGCGGGAGTCCTGCGAGCGGATCGCGAAGTCGCGCCAGCCCCAGTGACCATCGTCGAAGCGCGAGTTGAACGGCTCTCCGTCGACGGGTCGGCGGATGCGGTAGAGCTCTTCCATGAGCGCCCATCCGAAGGTCGGGAGTGAGCCGATCAACTCCGCGATCGTCTGGTCAAAGGGCGTCTCGAGGTCCTCGAAGAGAGCGCCGTCAAACCAGTCGCGGAGCTCTCGCGCCGCGACGCTATCGGTGTGCCACGTCTCGACGCGCCACTCTACCTGACGGACCAGCGTCTCGATCAACCACAGTGCCGCGCCGATGGTCGGGTTGTTGTCCTCCATCTCGCGGAACATCTTGTCCGCAAGCCTGCCCTGGAGGTCCGGGTTCCACTCTTCGTAGAGGTAGCCCGAGTACTGCTTCAGCCCGGTCGCACCGATCTCCCGCAGGAGCTCGGGCTCCATGTCGAGCCGCTGCTTGCTGTAGCGCCCGCCCGGGTCGCGACTGTTACCGTTGGCCACTTGCTATCTCCTCTCGACCGACGCCGGCACGACCACGCTCGTTCTCGGCTTGATGCTCTCGATCACCGGCGCCGTCGAGCACCGGCAGTTGATGACCTCTCCGGGTGGACCGAGCGGGTCCCCGGGATGACGGAGCTTCACTCCGCTCGGGAGCGTGAAGTAGTCGCCGACCTTGACGCGCTCTCCGTTCATCAGGTCGTGACGGCGAGGCCACACCGGCGACGAGTAGGCAAGCCACTCGACCTCTTCCACGCCCGCGTCCTCATACTGCGCGACCGTGCCGATGTTCTCGGCGATGGACAGCTCCGTCCGCGCGATCACCTGCGCCCGCTCCCACGACAGCGCAGGGACCTCGGTGATCTGCTCGCGGAGTGCGAGCACAAGGTCCCGCGTGCCCGGCTCCACTGCGGCGCTTGTCGCGTCGCGGATGATGCGCTCGATCTTCTGCGACAGCTCGACTTGCGTCGTCCGCATGATCTCCCGCGCATGGACCGACGCCACCGCGGAGAGCGAGCGAAACTCTTTCAGCGGCACGAGGCGCCCCGCACCTCCGAGGCGAGCGGAGCCCTCAATCACCTTGACCGTCCGCGCCGCGGCGTCGCTTGCCTGGACCAGCCCGTAGCGGAGGATCGTGGCGAAGAGCTCCCGCATGAACTCCTCGTCAGTGATCGGCTCCGCTTCCGCCTTCGCCACCCCGAGGCGAAGCAACGCCTTCGGCCCGCGACGATCAAGGTCGCGAAGCAAGCGGGCGCGGTAGCGGTTGAAGAGCTGCTCGAGCACCTTGCCCATCGCTCGCGTTCGCGTGTCGACGATGCCCTGTGTCGCGTCGAGGGCGCGCCGTTGTGCGCGGGTTAACGGGCGTGGCGTTGCGCGGGTCATCATCGCCTCCACTTGCTCGGGGCGTAGAGGTCCTCTAGCCCGAGGTCGACAACGCCCGCGGCGCTCACCGGAGCGAGCGCGAGGCAAGCCGCGTCGAAGTCGTCCGGCGATCGCCCGGTGCGCTTGCGGATCTCGTCCTTGCTCTCGACCTTGCGGCGCCCGTGTGAGTCCAAGCCCCAGCGCACCGACGAGGCTTGCGAGATCAACGCCCGGTCGTCGTGCGCGTCGAGCTCCAGGTCACCGATCCCGTGCGGGTCCGCGTGCTCACGGAAGAGCCACGCCAGCTCCGCGCGGAGGTTCGTGAAGCGCGACCGATCGATCGCAGCCTCGCCCACGTTGACCGCGCGCACCGGCTCTCCCAGCTCTTTCAACCGGGACGCAACGCCGTCGCCGATGCCGATGGCGTCGACGTGGATCGCCGTCGCGCCGGTCTTGCGACGGAGCTCGATCACGCGACCGACGAGGGCCATCCGATCAAGCCCGCGCTGTGCGAGCACCCGCACCAGCCTCCCGCCGTGGCGATGATAGACGATGCTCTCGTCCCCGCCCTCACCCGCAACGTCGACCCCGAGCACCGACGGCGCGTCGCCGGGGATCGCGTGTCTGCGCTCGCACGCCTCGGTGAGCCAGGCGAGAGGAGCGATCGCTTGCTCTCCGACCGTCGGGAACTGCGCGAGGATCTTGCTCTGGTAGACCGCGTCCTCCGCGCGCCGGCCTCCGAGTTGCCAGTAGTCCGCGGCTGTCGAGGGCGCGACGAAGGCAGGGAACGGGAGCGGCGCGCCCCCTTGCTTGCGCTTCCACTCGCCGCTCTGAATGTCAGCCTCAGTGATCCCGAACGCGGTGAAGTTCGGCGAGTCATACGCGGACACGCGGATCCTCACCGCGGACGGGTGCTCGCGCCAGAGCTGGGCGAAGTAGCTGGACGGATCGATCGGGTTCGTCAACGCCAGCACCTTCCCGTTCTGCGGGCCGGTGAGGTGAAGCACGCTCTCCCAGATCGGACGGCTCACGCCGACCGCCTCGTCCACGAGGACGAAGGGCCAGAGCGAGTTGAAGCCGAGCATACGGACGTTGTTGTGCGCGTCCGCGACCATGCCCATCCCGATCCAGTTCGGCCCCATCTCCCACTTCGGCGCGATGCCGGGCTCGGTGTCGCCGATCGCGAAGCCCCGTTGCTTCGCTCTCTCGTGCATCGCGCGCACGTTCTGCCACGCGATCTGCTCGACCTGTGTCCACTTCGGCGCCGTGATGATCGGCTTCGATCCGTAGTGCGTCGCAAGCCACCACATGAAGGCGAGCGACCCGACCACGCTCTTCCCGATCTGCTGGCACGTCGCGACGAGGACGACCTTCGCCCCCGGGTCCGCGATGGCCCGCAGGATCTCTTGCTGCTTGGACCAGAGCTTGAAGCCGGTGATGTTCTCGACCCACCACACGGGATCGCGTTGAGCCCGCGTCAGCGTCTCCCGCATCCGCTCCCGCGTGACCGACGTTGGCATCATCGCCCACTCGACCCGAAGCCACCCTCGCCACGCTCCGTCTCCTCGAGGGCGTCGACCTCGAGGATCTGGAGCTCGGGCACCGGGAGCACGAGGAGTTGCGCGACGCGGTCCCCGGGGAGCACGAGGTGATCCTCGGTGCCGTGATTCTGGAGCACCACGATCACCTCGCCCCGGTAGTCCGCATCGATCACGCCGGCGAGCACGGTCACTCCATGCCGCACCGCAAGCCCCGAGCGGTCGTGTAGGACTCCAACGAAACCGTCGGGTATCCCCACCGCAAGCCCGGTACGGATGCGGGCCCGACCCTTCGCCGGGACGCGCACCTCGCAGAGCGCGGAGAGGTCCAGCCCCGCCGCACCCGGCGATCCGCGAAGCGGAAGCCGCGCCCCGATGTCGAGCCGCAGGACGCGGAGCGTCAGTGCCTCATTCGTCAACGCTGGCCTCCTCGATCGCGCGGATGATCGCCTCAGTCGGGAGCCCCGGCCCGAGCACCCTCGCCCGGTCAACCTCCCCGGCGATGCTTTCGAGGCGCCCGCACAGGCGTTCCGCGATCACCCGCGCCGCTTCGATCGGGAGAGGTCGCTCCGCGTAGAGCTCCAGTCGCCACGCCACCCGACGCCCGCGGCCGGGGCTAGGCTCGGTCCATCCGGCCACCGAGATCACGTCCCGCTGAACGTCGACCGTTGCACCGGAGGTCCCGGTTGCGGAGCCCGGAAACACTCGCTCCGCGCGTAGGCCCCGAGCCTCCCACTGGATCCGAGCCATGTCGTCCGGCTCGGAGCCGCTGTTTCCGCGGGTCATGCGCCCGGGGTAGGGGCGTGGAGGGCGCCGGTCAAGCGGTCAGGGCGAGGCGGGGTCGGGGACGCGCCAGGATCGCCTGAGAGCGGCGATCGGCACCCGGGCGATAGGCGAGGGAGGGGCACGCGCCGGGCGCGTTGTAGGGCCGTCCAGGCGATGCGAGGGAGGGAAGAGGGAGGGCGCCCGGCCCGAGGATGGACCGGGCGCCCTGGGGAATGACGATACGATGCGATGCGAGCCGGTGACGAGTCGGCTCTCGGGAACCCTGGCCAGCAAGCGCCCCGATGTCAAGGGGTCAGTTCACGTCGCTGAACTCGCGATCGATCCCGTGCATCTCCTCGACCATGATGGCGATCCGATCCTCGAGTCCCCGCAAGCGGATCGCGAGGTAGCGGAGCGCGGTGCGCCCCGTCTGCTCGGCAA